AATTGATGGCTCCTACGTCAAGCCACGTAGGTTTTTAGCGTGGGTTGGCACTTCTGCCGCTCGCGGTCGGCTTGAGGTTTTGTTTATTGAACAAAAATCTCTTCGCGATCAGTTGACTGAAATCCTTCAAGAAGTTGAAGACTACACTTGGACTGATGATGGACTCGCTAATTTTTCAATTAAGATCACTCGTAAGGGAGCTGGTCTGGAAACTTCATACAGCATTTTACCGAAGGTGCGAAAAGTTCCACAGAAAATTGTGGATCAATGGACATCTGAAAAAGATTCAATCTGGCTTCCTAACTTCTTTGAAGGGAAAGATCCTTTTGAAGGTAAGCAAGTCTCTGAAAAAGGCTTACCTGCTGGTGGAGTAGACAAACGTGGCAGCACAGTTCTTACAACTAAAGCTGCAAAAAAAGATGAACCTGAAACTGAATTCTAATGACAAACTCACTACAAAATTTACCTCCTGAAATGCAAGAGCGGATCAATCAACTTGTGGCTGGAGTTAAAGCTGCTCAAGCACCTGCTCCTATTACTCGCCCACCATCACTGATGGATCACACCATTGCCCTTCGTCAAGAAGTTGCACAACTTTCTAATCAAGTTGTAGCAATGGGTCAAGTAATGGAAGGTGTAGGTCAATTGGTTGGAGAGCTTTATCAGCTCTTTCAAACGCAAACCGCAACTACAGATTACAGCTCAACGTATCAAGAGAACCAGGAACTAGAGAGTGACTACTAATAAGCCTTATAGAATACAAACTTCTGCCGGACATAGAAAGTATCTATGCTCCGGCATTTATATGCCAAGTGTAACCACTGTATTGTCTGCAACTGAATCTGAAAAATCAAAAGCAGGTTTACGCACGTGGCAAAAGAATAATCCGGGTGTGCTAGAGGAGGCATCTACTCGCGGCTCGGCTATTCATCTTGGTTGCGAAAATTATTTGCGTGGATTAGATCCAAATGTACCTAATGAATATCAAGAATTTTGGAATGGTATATCGACTTATTTAGATTGGTTTGATACAATTCATTGGTCAGAGCGTCCTTTGCGTCCTGACTGGAATCACCTTAGAAGCGACGATAAAGAAGTTGCATATGTATGGAGTACTGAACACCGGTACGCTGGTTGCCCTGATCTCATTGGTGAAATTGGTGGTGTACGAGTAATTGCTGATTTTAAAACTAGTAATGCTCCATATTGTTCAACTTTCCCTGATCGTGGTGACCGTATTGGTTTTGGTGGTTTTCGCAAATACACAAAGTGTGCTCAACAGATGGCTGCCTACAGGTATGCCTTGAATGAGCGAACAGGGTTTCTTTGTGATGTAGCACTAATTATTGTGTCTACACCTGAAACAACTCAAGGGATATTTATTGATGGGGATCAATTAACTCTCCACGAATCACGTTTTTTAAAACGTTGTCAACAATTTCATGAGATAGATAATGAAACTACGGATTGCAGTCAACAAGAATTGCAAGAACAAACAGACTAAACCTGCCCATAATTGGCAAAACATTAATGAAGATATTCAATGGCTGCTTGGTTGGGTACAACAAGGCTATGGATGGTGTGCAACACACTTCCATGGCCGACATCGCAAAGCTGAAAATTCAGTAGGTTCTAACGTTGTCGTCATTGACTTTGATGGAGACACATCGCTTGCTCGCTTTTGGTCTACTGATACTGCTAGGCAGTGGTGTGCTGCTACCTATACCTCTGCAAGCCATACAGAGCAAGAACATCGTTTCAGAGCTCTATTTCCTCTAGGCAAGCAGCTCAACAGCTCTGCTGAGCATCGTGGTGCGTACTGGTTAATTGTTAATCGACTATTAGCCGAGTTAGAGCTTCAAAAACTTGCGGATAACTGCGGTCAAAAACCTGAACGACTTTGGTTTGGAAACTCCAACTCTGAAGTTCAATCAAATCTAGAGTTTGAGCCTGTACCTAGTTTTTTACTTGAAGATATTGCTTATGAAGAAGTATCCAACTTTAATAGCACTGATCTTACTGCCCTTGATATTAAACGATGTCAGTGGCTTCTAGAAACGTTTTTACGCCCTTCAGAAGATGGAGAGTATGAAACTTATTACGTGCCTGTTATGGCAGCTTGTGCAGGCATTGGTGAACCTATGTTTGATGTATGGGTTCAATGGGTCCTCAAAGGACATCATGGTGAGAAAGATGAAAATATTCAACCATTTAAGTGGAAAGGTCTTGGTAATTATTCAGGACATACTACACTTTATTCGCTTGCTAAAAAGCAAGATCCAGACTGGGCTAAAAAGCTGCCAGATAATCTAAGATTTGGTGCTCTTGGAGCAGCCGCAGGTTATACAGAGTTTGATCCCATTCATAATTTTGATGAGTACATTAATACGATGGAGCCAAAGATGCAGCCAGACGATATTGACGTTGAACCAATTCCTGATACGCAACAAGTTAAGCGTAGAGGTCGTCCTAAGAAAAGTTCTGATGACCTTGCAAAAGAACGAGAGAATGATGTGTCCAAAGTAAAAGACATTTTGCATGATCTACGCAAAAATGAACTTACTAGTTCAATTGAATACACAGATAATCAAGGTAAAACTGTTGCACTGCAAGGTAACGACTTAGATCTTATGACAGTCAAAGTTGCCTGTGAAAACGGTGTATTCATTCCTGAAGCACGAATCAAAAGTGCTATTCAATATGCAGCTTCTAAAAACTCCTATTGTCCAATTAAGCGTTATTTAGAACAGTGTGCTGCAAAGTCTAGTCCTCATCCTGACTGGGATCGTGTTGGTGAAATTTTCTTGGGCAATCAACACAAAATTGCTACTACTGCAATGCAACGCATGATGATTGGCGCTGTTGCTAGAGCTTTCAATCCTGGATGCTCTATGTCATGGCTTCCCATTCTTGTAGGACCTCAAGGTGCAGGCAAATCAATGTTTGCTCGTTGTCTTGTACCCCAAAACCTTTTTTCAGAAATTACTACACCGCTAGAAACTCTGATGAAAGAGCAGTATCGGCTGCACGTTGCATGGCTCTTAGAACTTCCAGAGATTGATAACTACTTTAATACTCGCAATATTGAAAACTTTAAAAATCTCATTACTACCCGTGTAGATGAAGTTCGTTTTCCATATGCTTCACTTCCTAGCAAGCTAGCTCGTAGGTTTGTTCTTATTGGAACAACTAACCGTAATCAATTTCTCGTCGATAGTACTGGTAACAGGCGTTTTGTTCCACTTGAAATTGGTCCTAATTTTCAAATTCCTTGGAAAGAGCTAAGCACACATCGTGATCATTTATGGGCAGCTGCTGTACATGCTTATAGACGTGGTGAAGGCTATGAATTTAACAGCGGTGAAATTGCAGCTATTGCCGACTATATCCAAGAGTTTGGTGATCCAGATCCCTGGCTCGATAAAGTTGCCACATACGTTGCTATTCGCGATGAAGTATCGGCTGCTGAAGTACTGACTAATGCACTTGAACTTGATCCAAGAAGTCAAGGACGTAGAGAAGGACGACGTGTAGCTGACATTCTCCAGTCAATGGGCTGGAGACGACTTGTCACTACACGAAAAGACTCAGTTACAAATAAAGCTAAATCTGTTCGAATTTGGCAGCGTCCTAAAAACGATCCACTTACTGAAGATCACATTTTGAACGACTTCTAATTACACTGAAGTTACGAAAACATATATTATTCAGATACAATGAAAGCCAAAGATATTAAAATCGGACATCGTGTTGTCGTTACTCCTGGAGAACGAATTGCACTTATTGTAGGTACACCTGAGTATTACACTCCACGTACCCAATTGGTACGAATTAAGTACGAGAATAGCACTCGCTATGACTACAAACTAAATCATCAACTTAAACTTCTTCCTATTGAACAGCAATACGCTGCTCATGGAGGTCAGCACGTTAAACCTGAAGGTGATTTTTGATGTCTGAGTCTAAACCTAGCCCAAAAGTTGGTGGTCACGCATATGGTAGGCGTAATTTAAACCTATCTAATACTGCAGAAGAAGGAACACTGTGCATTTATAGCGGTCACTCGATTGGTCGGTTTAGCTCTACCTCAATGCGTTTTGATAGTCATCAAGCGTGTGTTCGTTGTGTTGCTGCAGCTAGAGAAGGACGCATGTCTTTTGACATTAATCGCCTTCTTAAAAAAGAACGTAAACGTGCACTCAAGTTTTGGTCTAAAGTAGATATTGGTCAGCCTGACGAATGTTGGGAGTGGCAAGGCTATAAAGCACCTGGCAATGGAATGCCACAGTTTCCTTGGAGACGTCCTGGTATTAGTAGCAGCACTCAGCATCATCCTCAAAGAGTTGCTATGTGGTATACCTGGGGTGATCTTGGCTATACAGGTGTCAAAACTACATGTGGCGATAAGTATTGCTGTAATCCTTTCCACCTGATACCACAAAAGATTGGCGTATTTGTCGATCAAGATTCTTATCTTGAGAGCTTTGAATTAGCTTGTGAGTTACATACATTGAAACAGCAAGTAGCAGAGTATGCAATTGAGCAGGCTTTAAAGGAACAGGAAATGATTACTAATGCTCAAGAATTAGATGATCGAGCAAATTTGATCTTTGCTCCTAATTCTGAATTTGCAGATCGTTGGGAAGCAGTGGTGGATGACATTCTCAACGGAAGGCACCCAAGCCAATTTAATTCACCAGACAGTAAAGATGATACTAATCATAATTCCACAAATAATACTTAATTAATTTATCCTAAATAGAGAGTCATTGCATTATGTCTAGACGTTCTGATCTAATTAAACAATTAATTGCTTCAGATAAATTTGGTCCTGAAAAGGAACGAGAGCAGAAGTTTTTAATGGCAACAGCCGATTTAATTCTTACAGACCTTATTGATATTGCTATTAATGCGGTTGAAAAGCATGGTCCTGGTTCTCTTGTCATCAATTTAATAAATGACTCTACTACTTTCATGTGGGCAGAATCAATTGAATTTGATCTTCGAGTATCTGAACGTGAAAACGATGAAGATGTAACTGAATTTCTTAGAAAACTTTTACAGAAGATTGACGAAAATGACTGGACGCAAAACGTGCTTATTACATTAATTAATGATGCTGGAACAAGAACATTTGCAGTCGAAGCAGGTCGGAGCCAAGAAAGCCTTAGAGCGGTCGCAGAAGAATTTATCGGATAAACTCGCTGCCAAAGGTTTAAAGCTTCCTCTGTACCCAACTCCTCAGCTTATTGATCGAGCTAGAGAAGTAATGGGTAGCATTGATTTTGATCCTACTTCTGATCCTGTTCAGCAAGTTCTTGTCGATGCAACCTCTGTACCTAGCATTGAAGTTAATCCACTCCAAGAGCACTGGCATGGAAATGTGTGGGTAGCTCCCAAAGGTGCTGTAAGAGATTGTCGTATATGGCTGAATAAGACTCTTAGTGAGTATCGTAATGGCCATATCAAAAGTTTTATCTTTTTCAGCAGCGCTTCTGAGCTTTTACGCGCAGCTCCTGTTGTTTGGGATTATCCAATCTGTATTCCATTCAAACGTGTAAAACAACTTCGCGCTACCTCAGAAGGTTTTGAATCTGTATGTCCATCTACATGGAATTTGATTGTTTATGGACCGCCAATTCAACAAGCACTGACAGATATTGATAAAGTTTCTTTGTTCTATAACAGCTTTAGAGATATTGGTCGAGTTATTTATAGTGAATATGCAGGGGATGGGTGGCAAAAAGACCTTGAGTATTATGAAGAAAACAAAGGTAATATCTAATGAGTAAACACATAGCTCAAGATTGCTTTTACCTTCTTCCATCTCAAAGCAAAGTTCATCCATGCCGTCTCATTACTAGAGACGGTACTTTGATGTGGAAGCACGCTTTGTTTTATCAAAACACCAAACTTTTTTTACCTGTTTTAGAAGCACACGAGCAGCACATAATAAAAACTGCTCAGCGCCTAGAGGAACTGAACAGTTGGGTATCCCAAGGGCTTGAACCTTGGGAATGTTTTTCAATTGAAGCGTGGTATCAACCTAACGAACCTGAGCTATGTGAAGGTATCTCTGCTTACTTTACTCATACAACTCATGATCTTAATTACACATACACAAATTTATTGCCACACATCCAGGATCATGAGACTTTCCAACTACGCAATAGATATCTCTACTTCCGCCGCTGTTGACAACAAGGCCGCATATCTGCGGCTTTATTAGTCTAGCGAATCTATTAATCTATCAAGATACCATCTTGCTTTACTAGCATCTTCTTTACATTTATTTTTGTGCCATAGACGAATCATATATTTCAGTACTTGACCTTGAAGAAAACCTAGTATTGGAGACGGTGCGCTCGCAATTGAATCTTCAATCACATCAATTGCTTCTACTCTCCCTTGCGTGTAATGTTGGGGATTATCGACCATATTATATTCTGAATTAACTAAATAAAAATTTTCATTACTTTCTATTTCTTCAAAGGACTTTTTATTTTTAGAGTTCATTGTTGTCACGTTTAAATTAGTCAGTTCCTAATATAGAGTCAATAGATTGACGATGTGGATATGCCCAGTCCTAAAGGTGACCCAACATTTATCAAGAATAAAGATCGGTATTTCATCAATGTGGCGCAAGCTATTGGTGAAGCATCGACTCACCCAAAATCTCCTGGTGGGTGTATTATTGTACGTGACCGAGAGATCATTGGAAATGGTAGAAATTTATTGACAGATAGTAAAGTTGAAATTGATTGTATTTCATACGCAGTGGCTGCTGCTGCTAAGGCAGGTACTCCAGCTATTGGAGCAGTTATATATAGCACTAGATACCCTTTCTCTACTTCTATTTTTCAAGCTCACATGATGGGCATT